CTTGGTCAGGTATAGCTGGTTTTGTTTTTGAACCTTCGACAATAAAATTTGGAAAATTGGCCTTTAAGCTAGAGGCAGCCGGTAAAGTGCGAGTTTTCGCAATTATCGATTACTGGACTCAAGTGTTTTTGGAACCAATTCATAAATCTTTATTTTCGATTTTAAAAGATCATCCTATGGATGCTACTTTCGACCAATTAGGTAGAGTTGAATCATTTATGAAACAACCTCATACTTATATAGCGAGTTTTGATCTTAAATCTGCAACAGATTTAATACCTCAATCTCTCTATGTGGACGTAATGGCACCATGGTTTGATTTTAATGGTCAGAAACCGAATTTGGCCCAACTATGGATGAACCTTCTTGTCGATAGAGACTTCCACTTCCGTGGTCGTACTTATCGATATACAAGAGGTCAACCCATGGGAGCTTTGTCTTCTTGGGCATCTTTAGCATTGATCCATCATTATCTGGTATTCTTATCGGCGTACAGAGTAAACTTTGTCGACTTTAGGGATTATCTGGTTTTAGGTGATGACATCGTTATTGGAAACAAAACGGTGGCATTGGAATACTTAAAAGTATGTACTGAATATGGAATTGTGGTAGGATTACCAAAATCCTTCCAATCTAATAATGCTTTCTTCCAATTTGCTTCTCAAGATATTTTAGATCAAACTAATATATCTCCGATAAGTTTAAAGGAAGTATTGAGTATTGCTCAGATTGAAAACCAGTTCAAAAAACTAAGAGCAGTTACTGCCCTTGGTCCTAGAGTTGAGTTTGTAAATCGGCTAATTAGAAAAGGTTTCATTGAAAGTAACATTCTCTCTGCTCTGCGGGCGACTATGTCGTTCTCAGATTGGAGAAAATGTGCACAGTATCTGTCTCGGGGAGTTTTACCTCCTCGAGTGATACCGGTATTACTTGGTTTGCTAACTACTGCCTCACGGCTAGAAGTGAACAAATTCAGTGTATCGCAACTCATGGGCTCTTTACGAGGTGATATGAGAATGCTCACTGGTAATTCTGAATATAGTATTCAGGAACAAAATCTTTTTGTAGATCAAATGGTTGAAAAACTATCTGTTTTACTTAAGGATTCGGTCCAGGACGCTATGTCCAGAGTTTCTAAACTTGGGTCGAATCGAACTCTTCAATCTCA